CAACATACTCTGGAACTGCTGGCGCTTGGGCTTCTGCAAACTTAAAATCCGCAACAGGCGCTGTCTCTGTCGTCGGCACCTCCGGCGCAACTTTCTACATCACAGGCGTCCAACTAGAAGTCGGCACCAAAGCGACTCCCTACGAAATGCAGATCTACAGCGATCAGTTGGCGCAGTGTCAGAGGTATTATGTAATTTGGAAAGGTGTTGCTGACGCTACGGGGTACTCGTTCATATCTAATGCAGTGGTTCAAGGTTCAGGCACTTTCTTCTCAACTATACCTTTGCCTGTTACGATGAGGCAGATCCCCGCTGTTTCGTATGTCGGAACGATAACAGGTAGTCCTAACGCAGGAACCCTTTCAGGCATAACTACTGTCTACAATCAAAAGGGAAGCACAGTTGGTATTTTTGGAACAATTAGTGTGTCTGGGACTGTTGGTTATGCTTTTGTCTTTTATACTTACAATGATCCAACAAGCTATCTCTATGCCTCTGCGGAGCTGTAATCATGTGGGAAAACGTCAGATATTCTAGAGGCCCTTTTGGCGAAATTGGCTGCATAGTTGCGGAAAAAAATGGCGAAAAATTCTGCATCCCTATGGATGAAGGTTTGCCAGAATATCGCGAAATCATGCAGCTTGTCGCTGAAGGTAAGCTAACCATCGCGCCCGCTGAATGAAAGACCCCGGCCAGACCGAACTGACCGGGGCAAGTTTCGAACAATATCACAGAGGGGGCTGGGCTAAGCAGGCGGCTAACGCAAAACCATCGCCGCATGTAAGCCAAAGACCATTCTTTGACCTGAATACTATGGCAGAATCATCAGATTCGCGCAAGCTATTTGACTCTTATTGACCAGAAAATTCGCTATTTGCTACACGGCCATAAGTTATATTTGTCTGGCCGCGTATGTCTGTGTTTTGCCAGCACCAACATTGTCCGTCGTTTTGGAAAACAATCCAGATAAGATCATGGTCGCTACCGTAATCTACTAGAACGTGGGCAAGAGCCTTCCCCTTTGGGGTGACAACTGGGATAGGTGGATTAAGCTGTAACATCATGATACTTCTCCTTTATTTTTGCGAGGGGTGTATAACAGAGTTTGTGGTGTGTTTTGCAATACGATGCTTTATCCCGCTGTTGGCCGCAGAATAATGCTTCATCGTCTGCATTCCGGCCAATTATATATCGGCAAGAATGTGGCTGTAGTTTCATTAGTGTGATCCCATTGGGTGGTTTGTTATCAGGCAAGTCTCCACCAGCAATTGCTGAATGTAAAAACTCACCAATAGCAACTGCCCTTTTAGCTTCGGCAGTAATGACCCTATATTTAAGAGCTTTTATTCTCTCCGCATCAACCCTGTAGTCAATTTTGCCAGCTGCCCTACATCTACCAAGAATACCCATCACGGCATTTCTCGTGATCCCAAGGTTTACAGCAATTTGACCACCTGATGATCCCGCTTTCCACATTTCAACAATAGCGTCTGTATTTGGGTTTATTACATTTGGCATTTGATTTCCTATTCGTCTTGTGGAGGTTCATCCTTCAAAAAGTATGCAGCAATAGCCATGTAGTTTATCCCATCTATGTAGTTATCAAGATGGAATTTGCTTTCTTGCATACGACCAAGTTTGACGGCAAGCAACATCATTGCAATTTCGTAATTGCTGACGTGCTTGCCCAACATAACAGATGCTATCGCACTGATTCTGCTAAAGTTTTCCTCTAGATGTCCATACTCCTCCCCGCGCTGATTCATTATTTCTGCGCACTGAACCAGCATTTGCTTGGGCGTCATCATTGATCTTCTCTTCGATGTCTATAAATTCTTGGACCTTCCCGATGTGGGAAGTGTTTAAGATGGTCATTCCCCGGTCTTCCCAGAAGATGCTGTCATCATAGTTCTTCCGGCGATACCATTGGCGACCCATAATAAACTCATCACTGTTCATCATTTCGCAAAATTCATCACATGAATTTACTTCGTCTATATCCATGGTCACATGATGAACCAAGTTGCCAGATGTGCTGGGCATATTCATGGTGATTAGAAATCTCATGCTATTCTCCTTCAATGTCAATTCTGACGAATTTGACGTGTTCTGTTGGGCATGTGTAGAAGTACTCTTCCTTGCGGGTATTACTAGCCCATTTTTTGATTACCTTCCAGTGTTCTTTAGATTCTGGTGCGATAATTGCAGCATATCTCATTTCCGCACTTAATATAACATAATGCGGGTCATGGTCCCATGCCCTTTTTACCGCAGCTTCATTTGATACCAACATATCTTCATATGGCCAGTCAGATGCGCTAGTGAACGATACATTGCGGCCTTTGACTTCGATACGTTTAACTGGTTGGTCAGGCTTGTTAGCAAATATATCGCCATCATCCACAACGCCCCGGTCAGCTGGGATACTGACATTATATCCCTTTGTGTGCAACCATTTAGCAACCACAAAAACTGCCGTGACAGAACCTTTTAGCCTATCCTTAAAGCTAGTTTCATTCTCCGTCATCGCCCCCATCCCTTCTGACAACAGAGCCATCCATCTTCTTTTTCCACATGGAGTTTTTACTTCCCGGCATTTGAGATTTAGGGCGTTTGGCACCTATGTGTTTTTGATGGATTCGCTTAACCTTTGCAATCAACGGGATATCCACTTTGCTAGTATGGGTACGATGGCACTTGCGATGAGCAACCAACCAATTAGTATCATCGTCCTTACCACCTGCCTCCAATGGGATCTCATGGCTAACATCCCAATCTTCTCCCGGCACCACCTTCATGCAGCATAAATGGCAAACGCCCTTATGCCGCACAAAGATGTCAGCCCGCATTTTAGCTGTAATACGGACTCGCTTCATTAGTGCTTCATCATTTGCGTGTGAAATTCATCATCAAGTTCTTGGCCTTCATCATGCTCTTTCATCGCTTCCTTTATAGCATTAGCTGCCATCTGGATGCCCCAAACCAAATTGTAAGACACAATCGCCGCATGAGAGCGGGCTTCGTTTGTGTCGTCTGAATACTCCATAATGGCATTCAGCATTGCCGTCGAAAGTGTAGACATTTTAATATCAAAATCATTGTTATTAAGAACCTTTTCTATTTCCAAAAAAAGTTCAGATACTTTTTTAGGCTGTCCTTTTGGCATTTTGGCGATTTCTTCTTCAAACATCTTAAGTTTGCTTTTCATGGGTATCTCCTATAAGCGCATTTCAGCGCGATTGTTTGCTTCTGCTGATTGCCATTCAGAATGGCGCATTTTGATGTAGTCCACGTTTATCCTAAGCCGATCCGCTTTTTCGCGGGCAGCTAATATTTTCTTCAAATGGTCCATCCAAGCATCCGATGCTTTGACGTTCATTTCTGCGCGGCTTACGGCAATGTCACCGTAAGCCGCCATCATTCTAGACAAAACTGCGCTCTTGGTTTCCTCCAAAAAGTTGGCGGCAGAATTGGCATCTACCCATTCATCTGCTGCTAACCGATATTGTTCTGACAAAGGCGCGTTTTCCATAGCTCACCTCAAAAGGGCAAATCGTCGTCCGCTAATTCGGCAGCTGTCTGGCGGCTGGGTGCTGGCTTGTTACCAGAAGCCATGTTTCCATCTTTGCGCTTCAATGAGAAGCTAATCCACTTCTCATTGTTTTTATCTACCTTAGTCCAACCACTAACCCAATACTCCACACCCTCAATGAGAGCGTTACCCGTAAGGTTAGGCTGCTTGTCATTCTCCTTACGGGTGTTCTTAAACATAGCTCCGGTATTGTCGCGCTGTTCATATGCCATTGTCTTCCCCTTCTACGTTAAAAGCTGCGTCCAGCAAGGCGATCTTATCGCCTATCTCTTTCAAGAAAAGGTTCACTTCCTTTTCCAGATTCTCAATCATCGCATCATCACGGGGGACGCGCTGAATAAAGATTTGCATCTTCTCAGGCAAGCGCGGATCATACGATATGAAATCACACCACTGACGGCCTGTGCAAGCCATTTGCCACTGCATTTGCGTGACATATTTGGTTGGTGGCACACTAGCCAGTACCGTATCCAAATGGGTGGAGGTATTGGGGCACTTGATTTCAATCAAACCATCATGGTCCACAAGACCATCAGGGCTTGCTCCAGCCATGTCAATAGTAGGGTGGGGGACAAACCCTACCCCCTCTACCAGATTGCCGGTCTTGGCCTCATAAGCCAGCGCCGCCATTGGCTCCGTGTTTGTCCCCCACGACATTGCGGCAGTCATGAACAGGATGGTACGTTTTCCTGTCAGACGCTCGCAAATCAATTCGTTCATGTAGTTGTCACGGCTGCTGCTATAGCCGCTCTTTGTCTTGGCGATAATGTCAGCCACGCGGGATGCCGTGACTTTGCCAAGGCGAGCCGCGAACCATTCATCACTGCGCTGTTCCATCACTTGGTTTCCTTCTGTTGGTCGTATTGGGCGGCAAGAGCCTTCAAATCAGCGATAGCTTCAGCATCAAACACCTTGCGCTGGGCTTGTGTCAAGCCCTTCCAAAACTCACTTAGAGCAGCGGTTCCTTTTTCAGCAACCTTGGAAGCTTTCAATCCAAGCGCCCGATCTTCAATGCTTGGTTCGGTGGGGGTCTTAGCAACTTGCGCTGCATTGCCATCATCATCATCTGCGGCAAGGTTGGCAATCGACATTAGGGCGTATCGGCGGGCATACGAAATGCCAGATCCAATAGGGTGGATCTCATGCTTAACTGGCAGGAACAGCGTTTCAGCCATGAACTCACCAGATGAGTGCATGAGCATAGTTTCAACTTCAATACCCCCTTGAACAGTGCGGGGGAACTGAATCACGGACAATCCGTTGTCAGCAAAAGGCTTGCGGATTGCTGCGCGAACCGATGACAGGTCAGCGTACTTTGTCTTGTAAAAATCGTTCTTGCGATCTTTTACAGCGTCATCAATTTGGCCTTGTGCGATGGCTAGGGCGGTTGAAAGCTGGTTGATTGTTTCAGACATTTTCATTGGGTTGTTCCTTAGTATTCGCCATCACGGCGGGCTTGCAGTCTAAAGTCGGCAGCATCGTCTTCTGCCGCCCACATACCTTCACGGGCGCATTCATCAAAGATGTCGTCCATCAGATTTTTATCACGGCATAACATGGTCCATACAGCGCAGGCAATCGGTTCATTGTCTTTGTCTTTCTCAAAGATCACTTCTGTGCGCTCCTCATTGTCTTCGCCCATGTTCACTACACGGACAAGCTCAAAGGAGTCAATAAAGGGCATATCATCCACATGGTCGATGAGGATGTCTAACTTACCATACAGATAGATGTCAGGCGTAAGTTCATGTTCGTCTAGGGTGTATTGGATTGGAATCAGGTTCATTTCTCTCTCCCATAGTAGGGTGTCCCATACATACCATGCCCAGCTGTGGAGTCAATACCTCTTGACGAAGAATCCGGTTCGACGCATAATGCTCCCATGATCGAACTGTCCATTCCGTTCCCTCCTAGCGTCAACCGTCTGTGGAGGGCCACTAAGACTGGTAAGGTGTATCGGTCAAAAGAGTATGTAGATTGGACGAAGGAAACTTTATGGGAAATCAAAGAGCAGGCTAAACGGCGGCGCATATCGGGTCAGTACAAACTTACCATTGAAGCCGTCAGACCAGACAAACGTAAACGTGACATTGGAAACTTGGAGAAGGCAATCAACGACGCGCTAGTTCATTCGGGGATCGTAGACGACGATCATTTGTGCGAATGGATCGTAGCTAAGTGGGTGCCAGAAGGACCACCGTGCAAAATAATGTTGGAGGCAATACCGCCAGCAATTGGATAAATAGGAAATCAAAAACATGTCGGCTTACTATAATGAAATCGACCCCTATGCGGCGCAGTGGCTTCGCAATCTCATGGCAAAAGGATTAATACCAGATGGCGAAGTTGACACACGTTCAATTGTCGATGTTACCCCTGATGACATCAGAAAATTTACCCAATGCCATTTTTTTGCCGGGATCGGCGGGTGGGGACATGCCATCCGCCTTGCCGGTTGGCCAGACGACAGGCCGATCTGGACGGGGAGTTGCCCTTGCCAACCGTTCTCATCGGCTGGAAAACGCGGAGGAACGGACGATCCAAGGCATTTGTGGCCCTACTTTCATAGCCTCATCAGCGCCGTCAGGCCCCCTGTCATCATGGGAGAGCAAGTTGCGGGAGCGGCTGGCTACGGTTGGTTCGACGGAGT